CGTCGATCCCCTCACCCAGGCCCTCACCGCCGATCCCACTCTGCTCTCCGCCCTGCGCCTCGAGACCCGGCGCCTCCTGTCCGAGCGCGCCATCGAACTCTACGAGCCCTACCCCAAACAGCTCGCCTTTCATGCTTTCGGTAAGACCCACCGCGAGCGCCTCCTCCTCGCGGCGAACCAGACCGGGAAGACTTTCGCCGCCAGCGCTGAGCTGTCCTTCCACCTCACCGGGCTCTATCCCCCCTGGTGGCAGGGGCGTGTCTTCACCGATCCGATCGCGGCGTGGGCGATCGGCGTCTCCTCGGAACTGACCCGTGACTCTTGTCAACGCCTCCTCTTCGGCAGGGCCGCCCAACCCGGCACCGGTCTGGTCCCGAAACGTCTTATCGTCGGCACCACCGCCTCCAGATCCGCCTCCGAAGCGTACGATACCGTGACCGTCCGCCACGTCTCCGGCGGCAATTCCACCGTCGGGTTCAAGTCATACCAGCAGGACCGTGAAAAACTGCAGGCGGAGACGCTCGACATCGTGTGGATGGACGAGGAACCCCCCTACCCGATTTTCTCTGAATGCGTCACCCGCACCAATGCCTCGGGCGGCTCCGTCATGATGACCTTCACGCCCCTCGAGGGCATGAGCGAGGTGGTCCGCCTGTTCTATCCCCGGCCCGCCACCCAGGATCGCGTTCTCGTGCAGATGACGATCGACGACGCCGCGCACTTCTCTCCCGAACAACGTAAACGGATCGTATCGTTCTATAAACCGCATGAACGCGAAGCGCGCACCCGTGGCATCCCGCAGCTTGGCTCCGGTAAGGTGTTCGCCATCCCCGAGGACGCTTTCACATGCGAGGCGTTCCAGATCCCCAATCACTGGCCCCGGCTGCTGGGCATCGACCTCGGCTATGACCATCCTTTCGGTGCCGTATCCATCTCGCACGACCGTGACGCCGACTGTGTCTACGTCACCCACGCTCTGTCCGTCACCGAGCACACCGTCGCCCAGCATTCCCAGATCCTGAAAGCGTGGGGCCCCAACACCCCCGTCGCGTGGCCGCACGACGCCGCCTCGCACGACCGCACCTCCGGCGAGCCGATCGCTGAACTCTACCGGAAACAAGGTCTCCGCATGCTCTGGGAACACGCCACCTTCCCCGAGGGCGGCTTCGGTCTGGAGGCATCCATCGCCGACCTGACCGATCGTTTCGAGTCCGGTCGCCTCAGGATCTTCTCCCATCTCAACGATCTTCTCGAAGAGCTGCGGAACTACCACCGCAAGGACGGCAGGCCCGTGAAGCAGCACGATGACGTCATCTCGGCCCTTCGTTACGCACTCATGATGTTGCGTTTTGCCCGCGTGCCCGGCCTGACCAACGGCGGACCCGTCAGGCGCGGGTTGAGGATCGTGTGATGCGCGATCTTGAGCCGGAAACCCAGGACATGCTGCGCGAGCTGGCGCTTCGCACGGGCTTGTCTCCCGAGGACGCGGACAAGGTCGTGGACCGGGTATCCGGCCTCGTGGCGGAAGAATGCGACAGCGTCATCGCCCATATGCGCCGCCTCCGTCGCGTGGCACCGCGCCGACAGCGTGTGCTGGTGCAGTCGGCGCTCCTGGGGGAGGCCGTCCTGGCGGTCGCCGAGATGATCCGCGATGGCGGCGACGAACAGCGCGGCATCGACCTGATGACATGGGCGGGTGAGCTGGTTCACCGCATGAACGAGTGGGGTTGAAGGATGCCGAAAGGTGACCCACGCGGAGGCCGCCCCCGGCGGATCGATCGCTCCACCGAGGACATCCTGCGCGCCGGGCTGGCCGCCGTCCGTCTCTCCCCCAGGCGCGTGCTGCCCGTCCTCGTCCCCGAGCTGATCGCCAATCGCGATCGGATGCTCCTCCAGCGTCCCGACCCTCCGCCCGGATACACCTCCGCCTCGTGGCGGTCGCTCGTCGAGCGAGACCTCGCCCAGGCCGCTGTCGCGGCGATGCGCGCGGCGGAGGAGCTGGACGACCCAAAGGCGAGAGACGGCATGCATGACTGGCTGCGGCGTCCCAAGGGGGGTTGACAATGTGGACGTATTGACCACATACGCCCCGTGTGGTTAAAACACACACACCAGGGCATCCCGCCCTGGCTCTGACCCAGAACCGCGAGGCCGGGCGCGTCAACGCCCGGCCCCGCTCAACCCGAACCCAACCCAACGAGAGAACCCTACCATGAAAATCCATCTGCGGAACATCGACCGTCGCGCCGCCCTCCTGGCCGGTTTCGAGCTGGGCTCCGACCCCAGCATGAATGCCTCGCCCGCCGATTTCGGCGAGCACTGGCCGGATGTCCTGGCCACCCTGGACCTCACCGACGATGGCGCCGCGATCTGCCGCGCGCGGAACGTCGCCGCGCCGACGGTCGAGGCGGTCATCGCCGCCGTGGAGGCTGACAAGGCCTTTTACGACGCGGGCTGGAACGAGGTCAGAACCGAGGTCGAGGCAGCGATCGAGGCGATATTCACGCTTGAGCCGAACACGGTCTATCGGGCCGTTTACGACCCCGAGAGCCGGGTCATGGTTGGTTATCTGTCCCTGCTTCAGCGCCCGGCGTTTCGCTACCCGTCCCAGTATGACAACCGGGTGCTGCCTGAACATCGGCGAGATCCGGTCTGGGCGCGTCTGACGGCGGCCATCCATGCGTTTGATCAGCGGATCGAGGCTCAGAACAAAGCCACCATCGAAGCCGCGCTGCCGCGCCTGCGTGAAGAGAAGGAGGCGCACGATAAGGCCGCCGCCGGGGGCTGATGGAGGAGCTGTCCACCGTCGAGGCCGCCAAGGCCCCGCGTGTCAACGCCCGGCCCCGTCAACCCGAACCCAACCAACGAGAGAACCTTACCATGACCACTTACACGATCGCCATTGGCGACGACATGCTTCTGGCCACGGTTCCTGACGGAGACGATATCCATGCCGCCGTGGAGCGTTTCGCCGACGAAACCGGATACACCATGGCAACGCCATTCAAGGTAATCCGGCACTGCACGCTAACGGATGAGCCTCTGGACGAAGAATTTTACGACATTGCGTGGAAGAGCGGCAATTCCGGCTGGTTGATTGACGAGACGGGTGCCGACTGGCGTTACGCCGTGACGGTGGCCTGAACCATGACCGTTTTCTGGATCTGCATGTTCGCTCTCGCGTGGTGCGTGCTGGGAATGTACCTCCGCGAATGACCCCCGAGGCCTTCAAACACCACCTCGCCACCCTTGGCTGGAGCCAGCGCGAGCTGGCCCAGCGTCTCGGGCGGCCAAACAACACGATCCACCGGTGGGCCTCCGGCGCCCAGGCCATCCCCCCGGAGGTTGCCCTCTGGCTTACCACCCTCGCGCGCCTCGTCGCCGCCAACCCACCCCCGCAACGCCAGGAACCGTCCCATGTGGCTTCCCAACGCCATCCTCGATGAAGTGCGCGCCCTCGAGGCGCGCGTTTTCTATTTGACGTATGCCGCGTGCAGACGCTGGGCCGAGAACCGCGACCCCGGCGAGCCGTTGGTCTTCTCCGGCTGGTACTGGAGCACCGGCAAGCGCGAGGCCGGGCCGTTCAAGAGCGCCTCGGCGGCCTGGAGGGACGCATATTACCAGCTGGGCCGCCACAAGGCGCCCCTGCTTACCCAGCACAATGACGATTACGAGCGCGAAACAGCCAAAGAGGCCCGCCAGATCGCCGTGAAGCGCCGCCAGCGCAAGGCCTCCGCTCACACCCAGGCGCTGCACTGATGTCGACCATGCTTGTCAAACCGTGGCTGCTGCCAAGGGCAAAAATCCTCGCTGACGCCATCAAGGCCTCGGACAAGACGTATCCTGAAATCGGTCGCGCGGTCGGCCTTTCGTCGAACACCATCCACAATCGCGCGACCGGACGGAGCAGCGTGACGCCGGATGCCGCCAGACAAATGGCCGCCGTTCTGGGTTGCGCCTGGGAGCCGTTGGTGTCGCCGGAGCAACCGTCGAAGGTCATGAAGCGAAAGGGCCGCCCCAAGGGCGTGAAGAACAAGCCCCGCGCCCCCGGCCCGGCCGCCAGGGCCCTCGCCCTGCACGAGACGGCCCTCAGGCCCGTCCAACCACCCCCGGCGGCGATCGCGCCGCCCCGGCCAACGCCGGTCCTCGGCTTTGAACTCTACTCCGACGGCACCAGCCATCTTGCCCTCAAGGCCTCACTGCCCGCCGATCGCGGCGCGGCTCTGCTCCGGCAGCTGCTGGATTTTGGCTTGCTCCAGACCTAAGGTTCGCCCGGCCGGGCGGCACACCGCCCGGCGACCACCCCCATACCCACTGACCCGGCACCGCCAGAGTGCCGGGTTCTTTTTTGCCCTCCACAACCCCCGCTTGCAATTCGGCCCGCCGTCCCGTATTTGCCCTAGGTGCAACTTTTGCACTGGCATCTCACGCGATGGCACGGGCCGCCCGCCCCCGCTCAGAGCCGCTCGACGACGAGGACATCCTCTCGATCGTCCGCGCCTATAAGCAGGACGCGGCCAACTACGCGGACGACACGTTAGCCCCCGATCGCGAGCGCGCGTTCACGTATTATGAGGGACTGATCTTAAACGACGACAATACGCCCGAGCAACGAGATCCCGGCCGCAGCGCCACCGTCGTGCGTGAGGTCGCCGACATCATCCATACAATGCTGCCGGGCATCATCCGCATTTTCACGGGCGGCGATAAGGTTGTCGACTACGAGCCCAGATCCCAGGAAGACGAGGCCGCCGCGAAGCAGGCGACGGAGTACATCCAGTATCTCTTGAACGCGGACGGAAACTCCTGGTTTTCTACCCTCTACGACGCCGTTCATGACGCCCTGCTCAAGAAGATCGGTGTTATAAAATGGTGGTTCGAGGAGAGCACGAGCGTCGAGGAATTTGACTACACCGGTTTGACCTTGCTGCAATTCTTGCAACTGTCCAACGACAGCGAAATCACCGTCCTCGAGCAGACCGTCCAGAAACCAGCCACCGGTGCTTTGGCCGAGACCGACATGGAGCCGGACGCGGACGAGACCGCTGGTGGCCAGGACGACGACGAGACCCAACCCGAACCGCCGGGAGAGACCGCCCCGTCTCCGCCCCCCGGCGGCGGCGG